ATGGCATATAAGGACACGATGACTTAACCACAGTCACATTGTCATGCATCTTACAGACTGCATCAGGGTCTAAAGGCCCAAAGGTAGTAACTGTAGGAATATCAAGTGCTGCTGACAAGGCTAAGAAAGAACTATTCGGTGTGAAAACGATATCACACTGCATTACTAACGCTGCAGCTCTGTCATAAGAGAATCCACATCCATCCACAACCCCATCACCAAAAGAAATCTTTTGTTGGTCTATAATAACGCATTGATAGTCGTCTTTTATGGCGGCGACAAGTTCTTTAAACTTTTCTATCGGCCATTCTCTGTATATATCCGCAGGCTTAAGTACAATAGCTATCCTAAGCTTCTTTGTCTTGGGTAACAGTTTCTTGGCCCATTCTAAGTCTTTCTGGTCGGCGTAATACTTTGGTCTAATGTCTTTTAGGTTAACTCTTGTGCCTAAAGCATTCGCAAATATCTCTACTCTATTTAATAGGACCTTCTGATGTGATCCTACTCTTGAAGACTCATACTTAGCGCAAGGAGTAGATATGTCTATGATTAATCCATACTTACTGTTCCTTATCGGCTTATTAACATCTAATACTTTGTCTATATAAGGACTATTCTCTGCAACTGAATGATATTGCTTTGGCAGAGCGTAATATATTTTCCTACTTGGATACTTGTGCCTAAGAGCCTCAACTCCAGGCAATGTCATCATAATATCACCGTAACCACCATAACGTCTCTTGACCAGAATGATATTATCAGGTCTAAAGTTAAAACCTGTCTCTCCTCGCAGCTTAAACTTTTTGATCGCATGCTCTGCTACCTGTTTGTATGGTATCTTACTCATACACTCTGAATATCCCTTTACGAACCCAGTCTTCTTGCATGCTATCTCTGAATTCCTCCAACAAGGAGAACATTCCAAGCTCGCCGTTAAAACCGTTACATCTGGATACCCTTTACATCTAGCTCTATAGTCTGTTGGACCAAACAGTGTCAATGTAGGTACGTTTAATGCCGCAGCTAAATGAAGTAGGCCTGTATCAACTGTAATCAATCCATCAGATTGTGAGAGTAGAGCAGCTGTTGTTCTTATATCACGTGAGTTGTCTAGTAATACGATATGAAACTTATCTTTGAGCTTGTCTACTAGTTTTTGTATGTTCTCTTCCGGCCAATCTCTATGCTCTTCAGCACTTCTAAGGCCTAATACTACTACAGGCTTACCTGATAGCTGACCTGATATTTCATCTGATAGAGAACTCTTTGCTAAGTTAATCTCTCTCTCGGTCGGGTAATACTCTGGAACTAAAGACTTGATGTTGTTTCTTATATGCATGGCTTCAGCATATATCTCTACTCTACTCTTCTGTACATCTTTACCCTGAGATATTCTAGCTAACTCATAACTATCACATGGGGAAGATATGTCTATTACTAGAAAATATCTCCTGTTATTAAAGGATTGATCACAGTCTAGTAACTTATCTATATTAGGATTGTTCTCCAGGACCGGCCATAAACTCTTAGGACAAGCTACATGTACTTGTTTGTTAAGATACTTAGCCTTAATAGCAGATATACCAGGAGTTGTCATTAAGAGGTCCCCAAGACCTCCCTTTACATTAGTTTTAATGAGTATTACTGGATCCTGTCCCTTAGACGTAAGATCCTTACCATATACCATGTTACTGTGTACCTTTATTGGCTCCTCTAGTTTCCTCATGATTGAACTCTCTACCTCTAAAGCTGAAACATCAGTTAAGCATTCCAGTCGTGACCCTACATCCTTACCACATCTTGGGTGGTACCAGCAAGGATGACAGGCCATTGGTTTCGTTACAGCAGTAGCATTAGGATAGTGATTGATTCGACTCTCAGGTGGTATTGGACCAAAGATGGTTACTGTCTTTAAGTTTAAGGCGCCAGCTAGATGGAGAATAGCACTGTCCGGACACACAACTACATCACATTGCTTCAATATAGCAGCCGTATGATTGAATGTCTCATCAGCTACCAAATGAACACCAGGATAGTCCATCTTCTTCCATATGTCTACAGTATGCCCCCAGTCGAACACAATCACTGCTGTATTCTCTCTCTTGGACAGTAGGGCACATAGGTCGTCAACGTGCTTTAACGGCCATGTACGCCTAGCATCGTCGCTTCTAGCCTGTATTGCAATAATACGGTGTGCTGGATTAATCCCTAGGTTCTCAATGTGTTCGATTCCCCATGCTGTTTCATTTAGAGACATTTCATAGATAGGCATAGGATTAGCTAAGATATCAACACCAGCTTCTGCAGCAAACATGTCTATCCTGTTAGGTGGAACAGTCCCTGGCCTCTCTCTGTCTAAACCTGTAGAGGTTACATCGACACTGTAATCATAGTCTCTATCTATGACTTCACCGTTCGATATGAGTTGATCTACGTATGGATTGTGCTGAATTATGTCGCCTAAAGCGCCATTTGAGTACGCTAAGTCTGTAGCGTATGTAAGAGTACAGTGTGGTAGGATTTCTTTTATAGATCTTAGCATAGGAGTGGTCATAAGCACGTCACCTATGCCACCAAGCCGACGTTTAACGAGGATTTTAGGGTTAGTCTTACGCAGTAGTCTATCTAGCCTGATAGGGTTGTTGCCTGCCCTGCGCTTTGACTTAACATTAACAACACGTGCAGGCTTAGCACCCAGCTTATTTGCTGGTGTAATGACATCGTGTCTCATACGTGTAACCATTGATGGCCTCTGCTATTATGATGTTTTAATGAAATCGAATGCTAAAGTGGGACTGAATAGCTTGTCATTGAAGTATTCTTCTTGTAGTTCTACTCCGAATACCTCTGCTGTGGCATTAAAGTAACCAGGATCGGTATTATTAACTACGTATCTAATCTCTGTCACGAGCATAGACTTATCAGACAGGAGGTCTCCCATCTTTTCTCCTACTTCAGTATGAAAACGAGCTTTCTGGCTGTTCATTTGTCTTGTCTTAGGGTTATCAAGACGTCTCTGAGAAGGATAGTTCCCTAGTTTAACATGCACTGAGAAGATATTTGGCTTAGTCCTCATCAGGTTTCTACAAAAACCTTTTGCTTGTTCTCCGCTCATCTCACGAATTTTAAGGATTCCTGCTAGCGGTGGTGGAGCTTTCTTATCGATATCTTCGTAGCTATATGCTATCTGCATACGCTTAACACCAGTGTTCTTAATAGCCCTTACGATATCACTCTGGAATTCTGCATTCTCTGCTTCCTGAATGTGCGTCGGGTTCTTATTGAATAAACCTGAAGATGGATTCATGATTGAATTTGGGTCAAAATGTTCTGACATTTAAATTTCCTCCGATTGCAATGCTTCCTTTAAATCAAGGAGCATACGTTTCATTCTTTTTCGCTCCATATTGGAGCTTCTTGCTAGTGAATTAATGCTTAACTTGTTATCATCTGTAACCATTATTTTATATATAAGGTATTTTTGTCCTCTTGTAAAGTCTTTTCCTACCCAAGTATCCAGAAAGAGTATGTTTTTCCAATAGAATTCCTCATCCAGCTCATAATTCTCACCAGATATCTCTGTTAATCCTATTGGCTCTTCTGTTCTCTCTAGTCTTCCCAGCCGGCGGAACATACGACTGATCTCCCAAGGCACCTGCTTCTCTAAGTATGGGATAATACTGCCCTTTGTCTTATCGAACCGATCATAAATCTCTACAGTTAGCAGATACATTTCAGAGTCTACTTCATGTGGTTCTAGATTGTATTTACTTATATCTTCTCTAAGGAACTCTAATACTGGTAGCATTAGAAGATAGAAAGCATATAACTTCTCCTTACGGGTGTGATCCGTCGAGAAGAAGAGTGCTCTCTCGTAGTTCCTAAGTAGATTCTGTCGTCTTGATGTCAGGCGCATGGCTGCACTTCTCGCATAGGTGTTCGTCTCTACCTAAGTTCTCATATCTAATCATAAATTCTGAAGAAGGCATAGGTGGAAATTTAATCTTATCTGCTGGTACAACACAGTCATCGCATATTGTTGGGGACGCAGGTCCTTTACAATCAACACATGGTTTAGGTTGTTTGTCGCTCAGGAATACATCTCCACACACTTCACATGTCATAGACTTATGTGCTGATAACGTGAACCAAGGCATCGGTTTTTGTTCAGGCCAACTCATAATTACTCCCAAGTAGGAATTAAATCTTTGTAGTGTTTAGTTAAACCGTCATAGAACATGTATCGGTAACCCATCTTCTCACAGAACTCTATGTCTTTCTTCTTATACTTACTGTAGAGCACAACACATGTTATCTTAAACTCCTCAGGATAGCATTTCTTCAGCCTTCTGAGCTTGTTCCTACTACGAGCATCCATGTATCCTTTGATCTCATAGAAGCCAACCTGGAAGCCCTCAGCAGCATTCTTCTTGTTCTTCTTAGGAGTAGACAACAGTTCGAAGTCCATGATGTAGACATGGGGCTTGGTTTTGTAGCCGTCGAAAGTGAAGGCTCTCTCCTCATACTTCCATGTTATATTATGGTACTGTAATATTCTAGCAAAGTTAGCTTCTGTAGCTGAACGGAAAGAATAGATTTCGTGTATATCTTTACGAATGCCTTTCTTAGTACGAGCATAGTTAGCAGCAGCAGTACGCTTGACTTTCACCTTAGGTTTGTTATCTCCACAGCTGATACATGTGACCTTACAGGCCATCTTGTATGTGTCTGGGATATAGAAGATTTCCTTCTTACACTTGGCACATTTAACTATTTTGTTTCCCACTGTCATCGCCGTCCGCCTCCTTAAGTGCTTCTGCTATTGATTCCTGGTCGAATTCTCTATCTTGGAATTCCCAATTGAATTCGAATGCATACTCTTGTTCATAGTTACAAGGCACACAAGTGTATTTAGCGAATGGTTTGCCTAAAGGCTTACCTTTTATAATCATTTCAGGTGTCAGTAGTGCTCCGCATTTAGGGCATTGTTTCTGCGTGCCGGGAATAAAATCTACTGTCTCAGAAGGCAGTTCTATCTCCAGCTCGGGCAATGCACATTCAATTACTGCCTTAGCTTGTCCTCTATTAGCATCCATTACGATAGTGAACTTAGTTACTGTAGTAATAGGAGCACCTTGAGAGGTAGTAACATATGTACCTTGTGGTGTACCATCAGATTTAATCTTGATCCCAATGAACTTTGATAGTGCTGTTGGTTTGAAATTGTCTTTGATTGTCATTTAGTTTCTCCTAATAGGTTCCATCTCATGAAACATATTATAACTGCCTAGTAATTTATTGCTGTGTAACATTTTTAATTCTCTGCCAGAGATAAATATATCACCGCATTGTATTCCTTCAACGAATTGCACACCGATCTGAGCAATCTTTGATAAGGCGAAAGTGATAGCATGATTCATGTTCTCAAATTTAGTTTCTGATCTCTGCTTACCATAAGGCCAGACAAGGATAACGAAGATACCTTCATCAGCTTCTTTATTTAATTTCTTAAGATACTCTTGTCTCCGTTACCAGCACAGAAATTTATCATATAGTTCATTAAGCATCGCTCTTCTCCTCTGGCACATTAGAGCTGACTTAATCATAGTTCCACTTGGATGATGTCATGCGACAATGGATACAGGTGATGTCATCATCTGTATTCTCATCGTATTTACCAACGATAGTATTCTCAGTCTTACAATTAGCACAGATAACAATAGTTGTTTGCTGTGGTTTTATCTCTTGGTTCATTCTTTTATACATTAAACCTTTTACTTTATGGCTTGGTACGTATCCTCTTGGAATTATCATATCTCTTGTCTCCTCTGTGTCCCCATATCCATGACAGGGTGCCTTGCGACCCTCATAGAATTTATGATTAGATATATACCCTTTAGGTATTGTCATTGTAGTTTCCTTACTACTAGACTTATCTTAGTGTCTTGTTGTGGAGGGTAGGTTAATATCATTGATGTCTCTATCGCTCTGATCTCATACTTCGTATCTCCTAAGCGCAGATAGCCACCAACTTTAAAATCATTCCCCATATAGTTAAGTGTATCAATAGCTAGTACTTTTCCTCTACCTTTTATAGTAAACTCATCTGTCGTTTCTTCTTCAAGAGTTATGGTATTTCGTGGTTCGTGTATAAGTCCCATAGCTTTCTTGTCCTCTGCAGCTTCTATTGACCATCTAGCTTTTGTCTGTAGCATAGACAGGATATTGAATGGCAGTTCTAGTTGTTGTTTCATTTTGATATCCATGGACAGAGACTGTCTGCTCGGAACACGATCTTATCAGAGTCTCTTGCTAATAGTTTGCAGCCTATCAGTTTGAACTCTGCCATAGCTCCGTACTCATTAGCGGCTGAGGCTATAATATCAAAGCTATTTGTGTCTATCTTATCGAAACTATCTTCTTTAAATGCTTTGAGTTCACCTTCAATGATCTTTTTGTTGACTATGGAGAAACCGAAACTTTGAAAACCTGCTAAATAAGAGCCAGAACTTTTCACCTTTATATCGACTGATGCAGAAGAATAAGATCTGTAGAAGCTGCCAGCTCTAATTGTTGGTAGATTTAATTGTTCCATTTAATTCTTTATCTTTCTTTTCGGCCATCTTGATTTTCCTTCTTGCTTTGAGAAGCCACGACTTTGTATCTTTTGTTTATCTCCATTGCTATTAAATCCTTTAGATTGTAATTTAGCTTTGGGTATTGCCGGCGCACATCTAGAACTATCTTTGCTGGTGGATTCTTTAACTGCTTTATTAATTCTTTCTGATAGTTCATCAGAGGTGATTTTCTTTTCATCATATCTAACAATGAGATAAGCGAATCCTGCATCTCTTGCTGCTTGTTCTTTGAGTCCATCTACCTCTACCCTCTTCTCAAAATTCTTCTTAGCTTCAGAGCGTACGATACCTCCAAAGCATACAGGTTCATAATGTTGTTGTCCATGAACTTCGACAACTATTTTCAACCCCAACACAACCCAATCAAATTTCTCTCTGCCAGACTTAAACCCAGGGTTTACCTGGTTGACAGAGTACTCTTGTCTCAGCTCATAGTTAGGGAATAAGTCCTTCAATAATTTCCCAACTACCTTGTGCATTTTGCTCGCATTCTTCGCTGTCCGATGTTCCGTCTTCGCTCTCTTCATTCTTATCTCCAATGATGATGTCAAGGTGTGCATGCTGGTTCTCTTTGAGATGTACCTCAGGCACGTGCTCTATGATCCCCTGCTCCATTGCTACTAGCAGGATAGTCGTAACCTCTCTCTTGATAACAGCCTTTAGCTGATCATTCATACAGTCACCTATATGATAATCAAGAGTCTTCCTGATCTCTGCCTTCACATCGTCTAGCGATTTGAATGTTGGTCTGGGTACAATTATGTCTTCGAGTGAGATCATACTAAACCTTAATTTCTTTATGCATGTACTTATTTTTGTCTTTACCTTCATAGCCGACTGCTTTGAAGAGTGGAGGCTGGACACTAACGAATCCTTTAGCTGTGACCCATCGGAAGATGCTTTGGAATAAGGACTCATCTTCTATTCTCTCTGCATGTCCATTAGTAATCTCTTCGATGTACAGCTTGGGTCCATCACCGGTTCCTAGATTGTCCAGGAAGACCATATATCGTTTGCCGTTTCTGCCTACTGTCACACGGTGTTCCCATCGATGGTAGGGTAGCAGGTCAACGTTGTCGTTCATGCTCTTTACTTTAAGTGGGAATCTTCTCTCATTGACAATCTGATATTCGGACATTTGTTGCACTCCTTGCATAGGTATGGGTTATGGTAAAAGCTATTGTTAGCTAGTCCCATCTCCACATGATAAAGCATTTTGCGAATAACTTCCATATCTTTCGGTGTAAAAGTAGAAGTAACCATCTTTAATTTATCGTTGTTCTCATTGATGTTCACGTAAATATGTGAAACATCTTCGTTTTTCCCCTGATAGAAAGCGTAAGCTGTAGCTCTTGCTATTATATCGAATGACGAAGCTCTGCCATCTAAGTCCTGAGTAGTAAAGTTAACCAGGACTGTTGTCTTCTTCTTGGTAGTCATGTCTATCTTTACTAAGTCAGCCTTCCCAAGGAAGAGGTGTCTACCAATAGTTGTCTGGAACTGTATATCAGTACCAGCAGTTGGGAATGGATAGTCTGAGATATCGTACTTGCAATAGTCAGCAAACTTAATAGTAGCATGGAGAGTTAGGTCTTGGATTCTTTTCATTGAGAATCCTCTCTTCGCTGCTGTTGGAAACCATATTTCATCCCACGCTCTGGCTAGTCTGTTAGGGGTAACAATACTATCCTTTAGTACTGCGTTCGCCTCACCTCCAATGAAGGCTGTCCGGAGACAACTTTCAAAGAAGGTTAAAGGCTTAGCAATAAGGTCCTGTCCACCTCTCTTATAGAGATATGGGCAGTAGACATAGGTAGCTATGTCTTCTGGATGAAGAGCTTTCATTCTCCATCAGCTACGATAGTCGCAAAGTCTTCTGGTTGACTAAGAGACAGCATTGCATGGTCTTCTCCACTAGAGCCACAATGAGGACATCCTCTGTCCTTGGTTTCTTTGTCACTCTGGAATTGTTTATTACATTCAGTACAGATGTAATCAATCATTGTCGTCCTCCTTCATACCGATTTCTATTTCTTCCAAGAAGTCGGCTACGTCTTCTGCTCTCTGAGCTGCGTCGTTAATAATCCTGTCAACAGTCTGGTTCTTTGAGATAACCTCTTGTGCTATCTGTGCAGCAACCATAATACTAACTGGTTTCATTTATACCTCCTAAAGTGGTGCGTTATTTTCCTTCAGGAATGCTATCCTTTCTCCTTGCTCTTTCAGTGCAACATCAGTGTCCACTGCTCTGCATGTCCCTGCATATCCGAAGAGGTTTACGAATAGTCTCCCCTCGAACCCTGAAATTTTATTCTTTCCGAACTTCACCCAGACACGTGGAAGGATATTCCCAGCGTCATCTTTATGAACTAGAACTGAGGTGTCCTCATCTGTGTGATGAAGGTCGTTATGTAAATGTATAATGCATGTACCATCATAGGCTAGAGATCTAGACTCAGCGATAGCTAAGTTGCTAGGCTTCTCTCCTACCGCCAGCTTCCTATACTCAACTGTTGATACCACTGTGATATGGTTAGCAACTGTCATATTCTTCAGATGGTTACTGATTCTTTTGACTCTCTCATGTCCATTAATCTCTGCATAGTCTGGATACTTATGGAAGTTATCACAGAACAGTACGATATTTCTATCTGGATATTTCTCTCTGTAGAACTTTACTAAGCTCTCTGCATATAGAAGTGACTGTCCATCACTGGCATCCTTGATAACCAGGCGTTCGTCCTTGATCATCTGTAATACCTTACGATAGCCTTGCTCTCTAACCTCTGGTACGAACTCATATCCTTCTTGATTAGCCCAATACTTAGGGCTAGAGACGTGGTTAAGTTTCAGCTTGATGTCTTCAGTAGCATTGCTAGCATTGCATACCCATTTATACACAGGGAATCTAGATGCATCATCAATTGAATGGTAGATGCACATAGCTTCGTTACGTGGGTCATCTGCAATCTCGTATGCCATCTGAGCACAGAAGGTTGTCTTTCCTGCTTGTTCAGAACCACCTACAAATACAAGGTTATCAGTTCTCCAGTCGTCATCCATCATTGCAGCGACACCACCTAAGCCATAAGGCTTCATATGGAATCCTGCGAAATCACCTGTCTTCTTCTCGTCTGCTTCTTTCTGTGTAAGCAGTGTACTCATGGTAGAGGAGCTTACGTTCTTATCCTGGAGAGACTTATTAATATCATTGATAGCAGATTGTGCCTGCACAAGTGCCATCTCGGCTTCATCTGGATTATGTCTAACCTCACTGAGTAGAGCCTCAATAGCATTACGTTTCTTGTTCTGTATATCTGCTTCTTTTTCACTCCTTAGTCTTCTGACTTCAGAGAGAATGGTAGATCTATCATAGCCAGTCATCTTAGCGACTTGCTTAGCCATCTCTTCTTGTCTGATATGGCTTGTCTCTGAGACAATGATTGGCGCCATCTTCTCAGCTATTTCTCTCTTCTTCTCCTCCGCTAAATCCTCGTCGTCATCTGGACACTCTTCCATGAACTTCATCATGCGCCACTCGAAGGCTGTCCACCTTTTCAGCCTGACGAATTCACCCATGCTTTTCTCTCTAATGAGAGAGTCTGGGTCTTCACCATCAGGCATCTGACATAGTTTAACTCTAAAGTCTTTCTCCTTGGCGAACTTATCGTCAACAGCTTTCTGAATCGCCATCTCTCCTGCTGCATCTCCATCGAATACCAATACAATATTAAATACTCCATGTTGTTTCAGCAGATTAATGTGCTGGTCAGTCAGAGCAGTCCCTAGAGTACAGACACAGTTCATAAGTCCATGATGTCTAGCTGTAATTACATCTGCTTGACCTTCGAATATATATAGAGGACTAGCTGTATCTTTAGCAATATCAAATCCATACAGCCTGTGTCCCTTCTTAAAGATTGCACACTCAAGAGAAGTACCTCTCGTATTCAGATACTTTGGGCCGTTCTTCTTCTCTCCATTGTGCTTAAGATTCTTAGCAGAGAATCCTACTGGTCTTCCATAGTCATCATAGACTGTGAATAATAGGTTGCTACTATTGAATAGCTGTGACCTATCTAAGTCTACTCCTCCTAGAAATCCTGGCTCATACCCAGAGGCTTTCATTCTAGCCTTAAACTCGTCATAGTTAACTGTTCCTATTCCCCACTTAGCACACTGGTCCTTGTCCCAGTCACGACGTTCAATCTCTTTATCAACCTTAGAGTAGTCGCCGAACTTTCTATCAGAGATTATTTCAGATGCTAATTTATAAGCAGCATAGGTTCTATACTCATATATCTCTTCTGGAGACAGGTCTTCTAATTGTAGCTGTACTCCGTACTTCTCAGCTAGGTACATCAGATTGTCTTGGACATATCCTTTGCCTTTAATAGGCTTGCCTTCAATGAAGTGTGCTGCTTGGAAGATGTCCATATTCGTATGGCACCCATAGCAGTATGCATATCTCGGATGTTCTTTAGAGATAGACATAGATGCGGTTGAGTCATCGTGTTTAGGATTGGCACATGAAAATGCTTGTCCTGTCTGGATACCACAGTCATTCAAATACTGTTGCAAGAAAGGGATTAAGGCTTCCCTTGCTGTCTCTAGATCTATTAGTCTTGTCTTCATTTTCTCTCCTAGAATCCGTTGTTGTCCCACCAGTCCATCATAGGCGCTAGTTTCTGCAGTATTTCTACTGCTTCTTGCATATGATAAGCTACTTCTCCTAAGTAGCCATCCATCCTTGCTGATTCATTCCAAGGTTGTGCTATGCAAATAGGGAACCCAGTAACTCCTTCGAGTACACGGGGATCATCATCGATGAATACGTTCGCATTAATTATATGCTTACAATGCACATTGTCAACCATAATAATTTTATATGGCATCTTCGGGAAATACTTTTCTAGCCAGACGGCTTTCTCAGGTGCAGATCTATCCCAGTTGAGAGTCTTAGTCAAGAAGAAGATCTCATGCCCCATGTTATGGATAGCATGTACTGCTTCAATTGCACCTGGGAATGGCTTGATAGACTCAAAGAATCCCTTGTCACATATCTCTCCGTACAACTCATTGCAGTCGTTATACTTAGATTTCTGCTCGTCTGTCATTCTTTCCCATACCAGCTGTGCTGTCTTTGGTTTGTATGCATCCTCTTTTGTCATATGGATGCCGTATAATTCTCCGACCTTCTTGAATGATGCGTCTGTAAAGTTCGCAATCGTTCCGTCCATGTCTACCGCTATCTTTGCCATGCTGTCCTACCTTTGTTATTTAGTTAAGCTATCTTTATGACATTGGTCTTTAAAGTCACAGTAACTACAGTGCCAGTCACCCAGCTGATTGCTTCTCAGCTTAGGGTTCTTCTTCCATTTATCATAGTTTGTCTTAGAGACTTCACCTTTAGAGTGCTTGTACTCAATGGTATCTGCATCAAAGATTTCCATGAAGTCTTTGTCTGGAAGACTACGTTCTTGTAATGCTTTCAGAAGTGAACGATATCTATCGTGGATATCTTCAACAGTAAACTTTTGATACACTTTACCTTCGGCATATGCATTCCAATATTTACCTGGGATCTGCTCCCACCAACAGAGATGTCTACCATCTGGCTGCACATCGAATCCAATACGGAATTCAATACGGTGTCCGTCCCCACGCTCAAGGTAGTAGAGTCTATACTCTTCAAGTCTCTTCTGATATTCCCAGAAGTATAAAATAGACTGAAGAAAATGCTCATCCTTTGGCCGGCCATTATATCTCCTGCCAGTACCCTTCTCACGCTGGATACCACAGAGGCCTCTACCTGCTGGATAACCATAGAAGGTCTTCATCTCTAGGCCAAAGTCATTACCTGTTATTGGGTTGTTCAAGATAGCATCCATCTCACCAGACAATGCAAGTTCTCTATTGAAGAACTTAATATTGTTGGCTACCCAGACTCCCATCTTCTTCCACTTGTCTATCATCCCTGTCTCACTCCACTTGCCTTGGTGTGCCTTCATCATGAGTCCGACATTAACGCCTTCATCACGCTGGATACCAAGACCTCTGTAGTAAGCTTGTCTTAAGCAGGTACCTAGGACTACCTTACGGTTCCCATCGTCTACATAAGCAACAGAGGCTGAGGAGGGATGCAGTCCTGGTCGTCTAACTGAATAGTTCTTTTCAGTCCTGACAAATTCATCCTCTTCTTCGATCAGGGAAAACACTTGTTTCCCACCCATTTCATATTTCTGATGTGTCATTTAAAACACTCCTTATCTCATCTTGACACCAGTAGAATCAAGGATACTACTAGTCGCTGTGTCTGGATCTTCTGGCGCCTCTTCAGGCTTCTGCTCTTGTTGCATTTGCTCTTGCATTTGTTGCATCTTAGCCATCATTTCTTTCTGCATCTGCTCAAGCTTTTCCTTAACCTCTTTCTTATAATAGGTTTTCATTTCTTCTTCTGTCACAATGCCTTTGTCCACAAGGATCTTAAACATCATAAACATCTGAAGTCTGGTAAGGTCAAGGCCTTGTCCAATCTTTTGGATACCGTCACTCATCTGTCCCATTGCAGCGTCTAGCCCTTGAGTCAGATTGTTCATGTATTCCATGATGGGGTCTTGCTGTTGCTGGCCAGGAAGAATCACACGTGAGTCTCCAGGTTGAACTCCAGCTTTTCTTAGTAACTCATCCATTGTTCCTTTATTTACTCCACTCATATTAATCTCCTATTTGCCGTAACGTCGTTTAAGTTCAGCCATTGGAACGAACTCAGGTTCGTACATGCCATCTTGTACGTGGCGTTTAATGACCACACCTCTCCACCAGAGAGCATTAGCAACCATTGCGTATGCTTCATCATGCTCGAAGCAGCAACCAGCTACCAAGCCTTGAATCTTACCACCATCAGCCTTAGTTCTCTCAGCAAAGTCTCTAAGATGACTGTGACCCATAGTACAAGACATAAATTGTTTCTTGATGACAGAGCCAGCAGGATTCTCTCCACCAATAGCTCTGTTCATTACTCCACTAGGGAAGAAGTGAGAGTATGCGATGTTATCTATCACGATCCTGTCCAAGTAAGGGTATACTTCCCAACCGAACTCTTTGTACTGCAGAGAGTCAATAGAGAGGAAGCCTTGTAGTGCTGGGTTTTCATTCGCAGCTCTAATAATTCTTTCTTCATGGTTCCCTAGGGTTAAGACAAATCTTGTCTCTCCAGAGTCACGCATCAGAGCTACTTCTTGATTGAATAGCTTCTCTTGTGCGTCAACTACAGCAGCGATGTCATTCTTAACTCGTCTGCCTTCAGCTGTACCCTTACCTTTATCATAAGAGGATAGGGATTCCATGTCAGCCATGTCTCCAAGGTTAATCACAACATCAGGTCTCAGGTCTGCAATCAGTCCTGCTAACCATTCGAATCTCTCGTTGGAGACTCCTGGCTTAGTGTGTGGGTCTGGGATCACCAAGTGAATTGTATCACTCAGGCCACGCTTGGCCTTAGGCCTCTGACCGTGAGTTTTGTGAACGAGAATCTCTCTTTTAGGAGCTTTAGGAACCACCTTATCAGCGGGTTTCTTGGTTGTTCTTTTCGTGACATGAGTGTCCACCTTGTAACGTCTGTTCTTCGAATCAAAGTCAGGCTTGTTGTTAGAAAGGAATGCTCTGATACTTTCAGGAGACTTATCGAATCCTTTTCCAGTTAGGGCTTCAGAGATTTCTCTGTACAGCAGAGCTTTATCTGCTAGGTTGAATGCTATCTTCTTTTCTTTGTCAGTCCATGCCATAATTACTTGTCCTTTGCATGTTGTGTACGAAGGCAACTGCTTGCTGCCACTTCGAATAGTTTTGTTCTTCATCGGGCGTGAATACAACTAGAGTACCATCGCTCATCTTAGCTTGAATCGGCGACATTACCACAGAGGCATTGTCTTCGTCTATAAGGCTTGCACCTTCAGCTGTGAGTCTTACAATTGGTGGAGAGTTCTCGTCATCTTGGACTATTATCTTTACTCTTCCTTTTATGATAGTTACCCTATCTAACTGTATAACTTGCTTTAGTTTCTTCCATTGTCTTGGGAACAAGGTGGTTTCCATCCTCCCTGTCTTATCCTCAACAATTAACACACCCATATTATTACCAGTCTTGGTTCTCTTCTCTACAATAGAGGAGACTACCACTGGAATACTAATATTATCTCCATCATTGATATCTACGTCTTTGGCGTTCTTTATATCATTGATCGTATACTTTGACAGGCGTGAGAGATTAGGGAAGTCATCCATTGGATGTCCACTCAGATAGAACCCTACTGTCTGTCGTTCAAGGTGAAGCTTATCTCTCTTGGAAAGATTTGATTTCTCTCCAATCTCAGGCATCACTGGTATATGTTTCTCATTCACCTTTGGTTTAACTCGTGGCTTCGGTCCCTCTGGATTGATAGTCCAGACCTCAAGTACTTTCTTACTGTCGGCAATCCCAATTAATCTCTCTTCATATTTGAACTTCTTCTGATAGTAAGTGAACAACTCATTGAAATGCTCAGACAACTGACCTCTAGTAAACTCATTAATCTCCTCTAAGGCACCACAGTTAGCTAGTGCTTTGACTGCTCCCTTGTTGACCTTGAGACCTACCATGTGTTCTATAGATTTGAAACCCTTCTCTGGTCTCTTCTCTACCATACCTTCAGCAACTTTCGGCCCAATCCCCTTAACGCCAGCAAACCCAAACACAATCGTTCCCTCAGATAGGGAGAACAATGGTTCAGATAGATTAACATCTGGTGGCATTAATGGTATTTTGTCATCCTTAGTCGCATATATATATTTAACCAATGCATCTTGGTCTTTCAAAGAGTTGTTCAGCAATGCGCAGTAGAACTCTTCTCTGAAGTATGTCTTTAACCATGCTGTATGGTAAGAGATAATTGAATATGCTACTGAGTGAGCCTTGTTAAATGAGTATGCGGCAAAGCCTTCTATGTTTTTAAATAGAGTATTAGCCTTAGCTTCAGGTATACCGTTGGCAACGCACCCGGAGACAAGCTTCTCTTTCTCCAGCGCCATCTTCTCAGGGAGCTTCTTACCAATGATCTTCCTCATGTTATCAGCTTCTGCTAGAGTGTACCCTGCACAATCCGTACAGATACGCATGATTTGTTCTTGGTAAACCATAACTCCGTAGGTGTCGTTGAGGATTGGCTCCAGTTCTGGAAAGAGGTAGGTAATCTCTTCTCCATTTCTTCCTGCAACGTATTTTTGAACAAGAGTTCTTTTTCCGGTCTCATCTTTAGCAGTAAGGGGACCTGGTCTAAACAAAGCAGTGATTGCAGATAAGTCCTCAATGCATTTTGGTTTGATCTGAATACATAGATCCCTGAATCCTGATGATGTTTCAAATTGAAATATTCCATCTAGTCTACCTTTCTGAAAGACAGTCTCAAATACTTTCTGGTCTAACTCATCGATTTCATTGATGTCTACATCTATATCTTGATATTTCTTAGCATACTTTATTGTATTAGCAATGACAGTTAGGTTCTTCAGACCAAGGAAGTCATACTTCACTAGTCCAATCTCTTCAACCTCATGCATATCAAACTGAGTAGTCACCTCTTGATGCTTGCCTCGGAACAGTGGTACCTGAGCTGCTAGCTCTGAGCTTGAGATAACAACGCCAGCGGCATGAACACCTGCTTGCTTTACTAACCCCTCAGCTTTCATCGCCATCTGGACTACATCCTGTGCACGATGCTTCAGTATCTTAGGCTCTGCCTTCTTGATGTCCTTAAACTTCATGGTCTTACCAGAGACGTCTGGAGGTACCATGGCTGACAGCTCATCACCTATGCTAGGTGGGTGACCAAGTACTCTTGCGAAGTCTCTCAGTGACCCTCTGGGCTTGAACATAGCGTACGTGCCAATCTGTGCACACTTCTCTACTCCATACTTCTCATAGACATATTGCATGACAGTTTTTCTGCCGAGTGGACAGAAGTCTACATCAATATCTGGTAGAGATATACGAGCTGGGTTTAGAAATCTTTCAAAGTATAGTCCGTATTTGATTGGATCTACACCTGTGATACCAATGCAATAGCACACAAGAGAGCCTGCTCCAGAACCACGGCCTGGCCCAACAGGGATATCATTATCCTTTGCCCAGTTAATGAAATCTGCGACAACAAGGAAGTAGGTGGGGAAACCCATCTCTTCAATGATCCTGAGTTCATAGTCAAGTCTGTCGTTGTACTCTTTTGTTCCTTCTCCGAATAGCTTTTTGAATCCTTCACGAGAGTTTTCCTCTAGCAATGCGCCTGGCGTTTTGCCTTCTTCGATTGGGAAGACAGGCCAGATTGTGTCGCCATACTTCCAGTCACAGTTGCATTTATCTGCAACCTCCTGAGTCCTCATAATAGCATGCCACTCGTCTTCTGCAAACTTCTTTTTAACTTCTTCTTCTGACTTAAAGAATGACTGATCTGAATCAAACTGTAAGTCCCCTGCAGAGAGTCTGCAGATAGCTCCGTGCATCTCGGAGTCTTCTTGGTTTTCGTAGTGTGAGTCCTGAGTTACAACAGTTGGTACACCTGTGAAGCGACTTAACTTGAACAGCTTATCTTTTAAGTCCTGCTGCCAGTCCAAGTCATGGTTCTGTACTTCGATGTACACATCGTCTCCAAATATATCCTTCAGTTCTTTAATATTCTTTACAGCTTCATCGTATCTATCTTCTAGGATCATCTGTGCTGGTCGGCCAGACCCACATCCAGCAAGGCAGACTATCCCCTCTGAGTATTTCTTAATGACTTCCATGTCTATACGTGGCTTGTAGTAAAAGCCTTCTACCCAGCCGATAGAAGTAAGCCTAAAGATATTCTTCAGGCCAATCTCGTTCTTGGCTAACAGGCACATATGATATGAAGTCTTCTTATGGTCATCTAGTTTTTCACGCAGT